GTAAAGGCAAATTTAGAGGTGATGCGATGACAGAACCTTATCAAAATTTAGCCAATGCCATTATTTTGATGGCTGTTAAAGATTATAGAGATGCTTTAAAGAAACTAATGAAACGGCCTAGATATGGACCGGCACAAGATTTGAAAAACGAGGTGGAGAGGTTCTTCCGCTCTGATTGGTATAGAGAACTTACCTCTGTTGATGGAAACGTCCTAATCAAAAAGCTACAAGCGGAGGTGAGCGAGTAATGAAAGCAAAAGAATATTTACATCAAGCCTACAGGCTAGATAAACGAATCCAATCCAACATTGAGGAAATGGAAATGCTAAGGGAGCTATCGACCAGTGTTTCCTCCCCTGGTTGGGGTGAGAGAATACAAACCCAGCGGCATACCGATGCTTTGTTTGTCAGATACCTGGAGCGAATTGAAGAACTTCAAATCAAGATTAATGATGAGGTGGATCATCTTGTAGCACTTAAAGCAGAGATTCGAGATGTGATTAATAAAGTAATGGATATTGATGAACGCATGGGGTTACGTTACCGTTATGTTCATAACTATACTTGGGAGCAAATCGGCGATGAGCTGAATGCTGATAAGAGTACCATTCGCAGATGGCATGGCAATGCCTTAAATCACGTTGTCGTACCTGAAAATCCAATAACTATTCAAAAGTTGAACAGCAATGAGCACTTTTGAGCAGAGATAAGCACCTCATCTTTATGTTACATTATAATCAGCAAGATAGAATACTTACCAAGCCTTGTGGGATGCGCCCTGCAGGGCTTTTTCTATGTCCAGAAAGCGAGGTGATATGATGCCAAGAAAACCAAAACGACCATGCAGTACACCAGGCTGTCCCAACTTAACCGATGGCCAGTACTGTGAAGACCATCGAGTAGAAGAGCGTAGGCGCTATGACAAGTACCAACGGTCAAGTGATGTTAATAAGAAATACGGCAGAGCCTGGAAAAGAATCCGTGACAGATATGTACGAGAACATCCCCTGTGTGAGATGTGTAAAGAGGATGGAAGACTAACTCCCACTGATGAAGTTCATCACATCCTCCCTGTCTCTCAAGGTGGTACACACGATAGAAGTAATTTGATGTCCTTATGTAAATCCTGTCACAACAAGATTCATTTAGAACTCGGTGATCGACAGATTCGTAGCTGAGCCAAGGGGGAGGTCAAATCTCTAGACCTCTTATGGCGGACAACGGCCTGGGGCTTCGTGTGTAAAAATCAGAAATCAAAGGGGGTATTAAAGACTTTTAGGAAAGTGGGGTGAAAACATGGCGAAAGATGGTACAGCAAGAGGCGGCCAGCGTGTTGGTGCAGGAAGGAAATCAAAGGCTCTAACCGACAAAATCGCTGATGGCAGATTAAGCAGATTAAATGGTGCTCTGGTACTGCCAGAACCAACGGATATAGAAGGTGCAGATGTGCCAGCTGTAAAAGATTATTTAAAGGCTACTCAGAAAAATGGCAAAGACCTCTGTGCAGAAGATATATATATCGAAACTTACAAGTGGCTGAAAGATCGTAGCTGCGAAATGTTAGTAAACAACCAGTTAATCGAGCAGTATGCCATGAGCGTTTCTCGTTGGATTCAGTGCGAGGAATGTATTTCAGAATATGGATTTCTTGCAAAGCATCCTACTACATCAGCAGCCATAGCATCACCGTATGTTGCTATGAGCCGTGAATACATGAAACAAGTAAATCAGTGTTGGTATCAGATATACCAGATTGTAAAAGAAAACTGCTCTGTAGAGTTTGGTGGCAGAAGTCCACAAGATGATTTAATGGAGCGGTTACTATCTGCTAGGAAAGGAAAATGATAATGAAAAAATATAGAACGTGTGAAAGTGTATGTAAAGGTCATCCCGATAAATTATGTGACCTTATTTCAGATAGCATTTTAGATGCGTGTTTAAGAAAAGATAAATCCTCTCGTGTAGCCTGTGAGGTAATGGCAACCAAAGGACATATTATTGTTTCTGGTGAGATTACCTGTTCAAAGAAAATAGATATAAGACGAGTGGTTCGCAATGTTTTAACAGATGTGGGTTACAATCCGAGAAAATTTCTTGTATTTGTCTATGTGCATCAACAAAGTAAAGATATCGCCGGTGGTGTCGATAGAGCCTTGGAATCTCGTGAAGGTGACACATCATGGTACTCGATGTTAGGAGCTGGTGACCAAGGGACAGTCTATGGCTATGCCACCAATGAAACCAGTGAGAAGTTACCACTACCTTTAGTCTTATCCCATGCTATCTGCGAAAAGCTAGATAAGGTCATGAAGAGTGGTGTGATTAAAGATATTGGTCCCGACGGGAAAGCTCAAGTGACGGTGGAATATGAAGATGACAAACCAAAACGACTCAAGGCTATTGTTGTCTCGGTTCAGCATGGTGCAAATAAAGACTTAGATGTCCTACGCAATGAAGTGATTTCTCAAGTACTTTGGCCTGTCTTTGAAAAATATCCATTTGATGATGAAACAGAAATACTCATCAATCCAAGTGGACGATTTGTGGAAGGTGGACCCGCCGCAGATACAGGTCTAACTGGAAGAAAAATAATGGTAGACACGTACGGTGGGCTTGCGGCTCACGGTGGGGGTGCGTTTTCAGGCAAGGATCCAACGAAGGTTGACCGTAGCGGTGCTTATATGGCAAGAGCCATCGCAAAGAACATTGTGAGATGTGGATTTGCAGAACGATGCCAAGTTGCTATTTCTTATGCCATTGGAAAAGCGGATCCTGTTGCTGTTGAGATTGATACCTTTGGAACAGGAAAGCTTGACGAGAGTATTCTATGCTCTGCAGTTTTGGACGTATTCAATCTTAGACCTGCAGCAATTATTGAAAAGCTAAGATTGACTGATGTTATTTATGCAGATACGGCTACCTACGGTCATTTCAGATATGGATTATATTCTTGGGAGTTTTTAGATTGCTATAAAGAACTGAGGGAGGCGGTAGATAAGTATGTTAATTGAAAAAAAGGATGTCAAAGACCTTCTTCCTGCTCAGTATAATCCTCGTAAAGATTTAAAACCTGGGGATGAAGAGTATGAAAAACTGAAACGCTCGATTGAGCAATTTGGTTATGTAGAGCCGGTTATCTGGAATAAGGTGACCGGCCATGTTGTTGGTGGGCATCAAAGACTGAAGGTTCTCATGGATATGGGCATCACAGAAGTTGAGTGTGTCATCATTGAAATGGATGAAGAGAAAGAGAAAGCACTCAACATCGCGCTCAATAAAATCAGCGGTGATTGGGACAAGGATAAATTGGCCCTTTTAATTTCAGATTTACAAGGTGTAGATTTTGATGTTTCCCTAACTGGATTTGACCCTAAAGAACTGGATGACTTATTTAAAGACACGCTGAAAGAGGGGATCCACGATGATGACTTTGATGTGGAGACAGAACTAAAAAAGCCTGCTATCAGCAAGCTTGGTGACATCTGGACGCTTGGCAGACACAGGCTTATCTGTGGTGACTCCACCAAAGAAGAAACCTATGATGTGCTGATGAATAAAAAGAAGGCAAACTTGTGCGTAACAGATCCTCCCTACAATGTGAATTATGAAGGTGCTGCAGGGAAAATCAAAAATGACCATATGGCAAATGATGCCTTCTACCAGTTCCTCTTAGATGCCTTTATCAATATCGAAGAAGTTCTGGCAGACGATGCCTCCATCTACGTATTCCATGCCGACACCGAAGGGTTTAATTTTAGAAAAGCCTTCTCGGATGCCGGTTTTTATTTGTCCGGCTGTTGTATATGGAAAAAGGACTCCCTTGTGCTGGGTCGTTCTCCTTATCAATGGCAGCATGAACCAGTGCTGTTTGGCTGGAAAAAGAAAGGCAAGCATCAGTGGTATACAGGCAGGAAAGAAACCACCATCTGGGAGTTTGATAAGCCGAAGAGAAATGGAGACCATCCTACGATGAAACCCATTCCTCTGCTCGCCTATCCAATTTTAAATTCCTCGATGACTAACACCATTGTGCTAGATCCTTTTGGTGGCAGTGGTAGTACCTTAATTGCTTGTGAACAATCAGAGCGCATTTGCTACACGGCAGAATTAGATGAAAAGTTTTGCGATGTCATTATCAAACGCTACATTGAACAGGTCGGAACTTCTACCGATGTCAGCGTCCAAAGGGATGGGCTGAGCTACAACTATGATGAACTGGAGGTTGCTGATGGTTAATCTAACCCTTGGCAGTCTTTTTGATGGTTCAGGTGGTTTTCCTTTAGGCGGTTTAATTTCTGGGATTACCCCATTATGGGCATCGGAGATTGAACCGTTTCCTATTAGGGTGACAACGAAAAGGCTGCCTTTTATAAAACATTACGGCGATATCTCAACCATGGATGGCAGTAAGATAGAACCGGTAGATATTATTACTTTTGGCTCACCTTGTCAGGATTTATCCATAGCAGGTAAGCGTGATGGCTTGGATGGTAAACGTTCAAGTCTTTTTTATGAGGCCATCCGAATTGTAAAAGAAATGAGGTGTGCTACAGATGGCAAAAAACCAAGATATATTGTCTGGGAAAACGTCCCTGGAGCCTTCTCATCAAACAAAGGAGAAGATTTCAGATGTGTCCTTGAAGGCATCTGCCACATCAAGGATGAAACCTTATCAGTTCCTAAGATTGATAAGTGGAAACAAGCAGGAAGTATCGTGGGAGACCATTTCTCCCTTGCCTGGCGAGTGCTTGACGCTCAATACTGGGGAGTTCCCCAACGAAGAAAACGAATCTTCCTTGTCGCAGATTTTGCAGGTGGGGGTGCCGGAGAAATACTATTTAAGTCAGAAGGCTTGTCTGGGTATTCTAAGGAGAGCATCCACTCGTGGCAAGAAACTGCCAGAAACACTGCAGATAGCACTGGAGAAGCAGGCACAATCTGCTTAAACGACCAAGGTGGAAATCGCATGGATGTAACAGAGAATATCACTTG